GGCACCTCAGGCCCCGGCCCCCCAGGCCCCGGCACCTCAGGCCCCGGCACCTCAGGCCCCCCAGGCTCCGGCACCTCAGGCCCCCCAGGCTCCGGCACCTCAGGCCCCCCAGGCTCCGGCACCCGCGCAGCCAAACCCAGAGAGAGTCCCGCCACCAAGAAGGCCTAGCAAGCTTTCTAAGAAATTAGATTTTGGGTCGCCACCAGCCCCTCAAACGCCCAGCGCTCCAGCAAAGAAGGCATGGTCCCCAGCCCAACCGGGCGACCCGAAACGGTCTGATCTTGATCAAGCCATGGAGTACGAGAACTGGTTGGAAGGCCTGAGTCGAGAAGCAGCCGCCCTAACTATTGGCGATGAGAGAGCTGCCCGTGCGGCCGCGCTGGTTGGCGCTCTGCAGGCTGAGTTTGTGCGCATTCACGGCCCAAAAGAAGGCATCGCGCTGTCAAAGCAGTACACAAAAAAGATCCGGGAGGTGTTCACTCTGGACCCAGATATCACCAAGCAGGCCTTGCCTGCTAGGGGAAATCCTGGCGCCAAGGTTCAGCCTCCTAAGAATTTCGGGAAGAAAAAGAAGCCGCCAGCCCCAGGGGCTGTCATCAAAGCCGTTGAAGCCCTCTTCCAAGGAGGGGGTGGCGGGATTGTCGGTGGGGACAAGGTGTGGATCTCCGACGTAGCGGAAGAGCTTGGTGTGACTGTTGACCAGCTCGCGCCAGTCCTGCAAAAAATGCACACGGATGGGGACCTTGTCCTGACCAGGTGGGATGCCATGGCATCCGATAAGTCGTTGAAGTCTCAAATCCGCAAAGAGATCAACGGCCAATCAATCTGGAAACACCAGATACGGAAACCCGATCCCAAGGTTGCAGGCCTGATTGAACAGGCCGAGAGGACGGAAGATCCTGAAGAGCTAGACAGAATCGAGCGGGAGATCGACAGAATCGAGCGGGAGACCGCGAAGGCGGAAAAGCAGGACCTCGCAGACCTAAGGGCGCGGATACGCGCTCTGATCTCTGGCGGAAGTGACACCGGGGCAAAAAACCGTGAGATGAAAAAGCTCGCGAAGGAGCTTGGCCTGAGCGAAAGGGCCATGCAGGAATTCGTGGAGTCTGAGTTGGTCGAAATGGCCGCAGAACTGGCCAATGACAAGTCGAAGACCACCGAAGAGGCCTATAACGATCTCGTGGCCCTGTATGACATCCAGCCGCGTTTTGGTAAACGTGATTCCGACCGCGTAAAGAACCAGGCGTACTCAACCCCCATTCCGCTCGCTTACGCTGTTGCAGAAATGGCAGACGCTGGCGCCAAGGGCGCAACGCTCTACGAACCCACCGCCGGCATGGGTGCGCTGACGATCATGAGCGATCGGGACATCACCCAAGTGAACGAGCTGAACCCACTTCGCCTCGCTGAGTTGAAGAAAAAAGGGTTCAAGGTTGTCACAAATGAAGACGCCAAGCACTTTGTGCCAAGTTATGAGTTCAGCCGGATCCTGGCCAACCCCCCATTTGGGACGCTTTCTGAAGCAATCATGTACCAGGGGTATCCCATAACGAAGGTAGAGCACCTGATTTCAGTTAAGGCCCTTGAGGCTATGGAAGACGGCGGCAAGGCGGCCCTGATCCTTGGGGCAGGTCTTCATGGTGGGAAGGTCACAAAGCCGGCCAGGATATTCATGAACTACTTGATCAACAACTTCAACGTTGTTGGCAATTTCGAAGTGTCTGGAGACCTCTACAAGGAGCAGGGGACGACTTGGCCAGTCCAGGTCGTGGCGATTTCTGGCCGCAGGAAACAGAGCCTTGGCAAAGCTCTCAGGCTCAGGCAGGACTATGCCCCAGTTCGGCTTGGATCCTGGAAAGAGGTTTGGGACAAAGTCCAGGAGGTTAAAAATGAGGGTGGCGTGGTCGGAGAGGGTGTGGGCCCCGAGTGGGCACGAGGAGCTTTGGACGATCGTACCCGAAAGGGTAAGAGGCCAACTGACGCTACAAAAAGTGCTCAGCCTGCAGAAGAAGATGGTGGAAAGGCTGGTAGAGGAAGCCAGCCGAACCGAGCTAGAAATGGCAAACGGGGAAATAAGGGAGAGCGACCAGGGGGTCCAAGCGTTCGGGGAGGCAAGCCCAGCAGACCTCCGCAACCCGAGGGACGTGGAGATGTTTCTGGACAGCCACCAAAGCCTGAAGGACGCGATATCGAAAGCACTGGCCAGCGGGGAGCAGCCGACCAGGAGCCAGGAGGTGCTCAGAGCAATGGGGGATCTGACACTGGAGGCGTGGGTGGACGCAAGGCTGTAGAGCAAAAGAGTGGTGGTTTCCTGCGCAATCTTTCAGATGCAAGGCAGGCTCGTGCCGCAGAGTTGAAGGCCCAAATCCGAGCCAAGCTCGGCCATGTGACGATAGGCGTTGACCCGACAATATTGGCGAACGGGATCGAGCTTACAACAATCTATGTTGAGGCCGGCATCCGCAATTTCCGCGAATACGTCAAGGAGATGTTTAGCGCTTTTGGGGCGCCTGCCAAGTCGTATCTTAGGGCTTGGTGGGCTGGTGCGCAGGATAGCCATGAGTTGGGCCGCGAGCTTGAGGACGTTTCAAAGGCCCAGGCGGAGAAGATAATCGCGGAAGTGGAGGCGGAGGAGAACGCCCCGCCAGAACCGAGTGACAACTCCGTGCCTATGGGGCGACAGGTCAGCGATCGGCAGCGCGAGTACAACCCCGCATCTAAGGTCGAAGGTCTCGGTACTCTGGTGAGCAGCATGCTTGCCCCAGGCCTGTCCAAGGCCCTGACGGATTTGAGGCGGACGGTTGGGGATGTCGATACTTTCCTGATTCGCGAATTGGGATTCGACGACAAGGCGGATTTAGCCAAGGCCCTGAAGGCTGAACAGGTTGACGGGGTTGGCCTGGCCATAAACAATATTAGGTCTGGGCGCAGTCTGATAATCGCTGACGACACAGGGATAGGTAAGGGTCGGCAGGCCGCAGCGATTATAGGCTGGGGCAAAAGGCAAGGATACTTGCCAATCTTCATCACGGCAGCGCCAAAACTTTTTTCCGACATATATTCTGACGCCATGGATATCGATAGGCCAATTAAGCCCTTCTTACTGGGTGATGAGGGTTCAAGCCACATCAAGGACAAGAAGACGAACAGGGTACTGCAGGAGGCTCTAACAAGGGCCAAGCAAGTGGCCAGCATTGACGACTACATAAACGAGTCAAGAGACATTCGGGCTGATTACGACTCGATTCTTACCACATATTCTCAGCTGAACAGCTTTGAAAAAGGTGGCGACCTCGGTGGCGGGCTGGGCTTCAACCCCAGGCATAGGCTCTTCCATTATTTGGCCAGCAAGGATAGGGTGCTTCTTGTCATGGATGAGAGCCACAAGGCCGCTGGCGCAGAAAGTATCACGGGGGCTTTTTTCCGCGGTGGCGACCTGAAGCTGAAGAAGAGGGTCGGCGGAGAAAAGGTCACGATCGGATTCCCCGGCATGCTAGATGCCCCTGGGGTAGTGGGAGTCATCTACCTTAGCGCCACATACGCGAAAACCCCGGACAACATGGGCCTCTACTCCAAAACGGCTCTCGGAAAGGCGGCCGCCAACCAAGAGACTCTGCTGAAGGCATTCAAAAGGGGTGGCCTAGCCCTGCAGCAGTGGACGTCGAATGCGTTGTCTGAGAGTGGTGAATTGCTCCGTAGGGAGCATAGTTTCAGTGGCGTTGAGTTCGTCACCAGAAGCATAACCAAGACCAAGGATGAGGTTGATGCCGCCATAAAAACACAGGACCATGTTTCCAGACTTCTAAGAGATATTAACAACTTCTCAAAAATGGCTGTAATGGCTATTAGAGAGGAGGGCAGCAGGGGCACAGGGGACACGGAGAGTAGGCTGCAGACCACAGAATTCTCATCAATCCTGCATAACTACGTCTCACAGCTCTTGTTCGCGTCCAAGATCAAGTCGGCTGTGCGCATGGCGGTTGAGTCCTATAGAAATGGCGAGGCAGTTGTTATCGCGGTGGGCAACACCATGGAGGCGGCCCTCCAAGACTTTGTGGAATCCAAAGACCTAAAAGAAGGTGAAGTCGTGGAAATGGACTTCTCTAAGGTGCTTATAAGAGCACTAGACAGGACCATGAAGGTCACAGACGAGGACGCATCTGGCAGCCGATTCCCAGTCCACTACAGCCCGGAAGATCTTGGTCTTTCCAAGCAATACAATGACATCGTTGAAAATATCCTGGAGTCTGGGATAGATCTGCCAGCTTCGCCAATTGACTCAATCCATGCTGGCCTGAGGAGGGCTGGGATGAGGACAGGCGAGCTTACTGGTCGGACACTTGTCATTGATTACGACAAGAGCGGCGTTGGGCGATTGCGTAAGCGCAGCAATAAGGAGAAAAAAGACAAGAACTCTGTGGTCCATGGCATGAATTCAGGGGGCCTCGACGCTGTAATCCTAAATGCCTCTGGCGCCGAGGGCTTGTCTATACATGCTAGCAAGAGCAACCCGACCGCTGGCCAGAAACCGCGCCACATGATTGTTGTCCAGGCCTCGCTCGACATCAATACGGTAAAGCAGATATTTGGTCGCATCCTTCGTACTGGCATGCCTGGCCCGGCAAAGGATTTCGCTAGATACACTCTTCTGGTTTCGCCCGTTGAGGCCGACCGCAGACCATTTGCCGTACTGTCATCAAAGATGTCTTCGCTCAACGCAAACACCACGGGTGACACCGAAGGCAGCGTGAGCGTCAGTTCGCTGGACGTGCTCAACAAGTATGGAGACCAGGTCGTCACCAACATGTTGTCGCATGACAAGGAATTGGCGTCACTCCTAGGGATGGAGTCACCGGCGCCAGCAGAATCAGGGCTTATTGCTACGATACCTAATGCAGCAAGGCGAGCAACCGGGCGCATAGCCATTCTAAAAAACGAGAAGCAGGCTGAGTTCTATGAGCTGCTAAAGGAGCAGTATGATGATCTGGTCGAAAGCCTGAAGCAGTCTGGCGAGTATGACCTGGAGATTGACGTGCAGGAGAAGTGGGACGCCAAGCGTGAATCCACAGCGGAGCTTGCGCCAGCAACCGGGGAATCCACATTCGGATCCGGATTGCAGCTTCACGGCTACAGCATCATTGACCCAAGAAAACCGCTAAAGCCTGCGGAACTGCGACAGGAGTGGATGAACCGCTGGGGAACGATAGACCCTGAAGGCGTCAACTCCGAGGCCAAAAGGCGATTGGCCGAGTATTACATAGCGCTTGAAGAGCGCGAAACCGCATACACTGGGGCACGGCCCGACCCGAGCCATGAGAGGTACAAGCAGCAACTCGCATACTACGAGGTGCGAGTGCAGGCCCTAAAGAAAAACAAGGCCGCTGTCTATTCGGTCCTGGACCATGTCATTCCTCTGGCCGGCCACGAGGTTTCAATCGAAGTCCACCACAAGGACATGAAAGAGCGATTCCGAGGGACGCTGCTGTCTGTGAACCTCTCGGTTCCAAGTCGGGGCGACAACCCCTATTCCCCGAGCAGAATCACAACCCGCTGGGCGTTGGCTGACCCTCGCCGTGTCATGACGTTAACGGCCTATCAACTAGGTGGGTTTGAGGTCGACATATATGGCAGCCACAGGCCCAAGGTGATCGACACCGAGTCCTTTGGCAAGGGATACGACCCGAATGTGCGACAGCGGCGATTTGTGATCACGGGGAACATGATCACTGCCATAGCCACAGCCGTTCAGGGCAACATCACTGCATTCCGCACCAGCGATGGCGGAACCGTCTCTGGATTGGTCATGCCTAGGGGCTGGACCGATAAGGAGCTATCTGAGCGTGATCCGCGATTGCGGATCACCACGGGAAGCGCCGCAGTCAGGCTACTCAGATCGAGTCGGAAGCACCAAGTGGCGGTGAGCGGCAAAAACCGGCTCAGGATCGTAGATGTTGGCTGGGGAGACCGCAAAGAATTCACCATCGAGGTCGCAGGCTCCAAGAGGGATGGTGGGGTTTATTATCTAGATGAGGGGCTCGAAAAGATCCTGCAGAAGCCGTGGAACATTCATTCGAGTGGCAAACATGCCACGATCGAGGTCTCTGAGCCCCAAGTGGAAGCAGTGGTCGACTACCTGCTGAACGAGAAGCACGCAGTAGTCTTGGGCTCGAATGCCTCGCTGCCTTCGATCGAGGCAGCCAATAACGGCGGGAAGCTGTCTCTTGGCAGGCCCAGGAGTGGGAGCCGATTCATAGCTGAACACGTCGAGTCGGCATTGCCTGGAGCCAAGGTCTCGCGCACGGAGCGCGGCTGGAAGGCGTCTCTCCCCAACGGCGAGACGCTATTGGTCGAACTTGGCGAAGGCATTCCTGTCAACGTCTCCGATGTAATGAGCGCCTATGGGGTATCCCGCGCAGAGGCCGAAAGGCTGGCAAGTGTCGGTGCCAATGGGATCGCAATCCCGAGTGGCGCCAGGATCACGCTCAGCGACGGTCGCTCAATAACCCCTCTGTCGACCTTGGTATTGCTTGACCCGACTAGAGCAACAAACAAGACCCTCGACCACGAAATCCTTCATGCAGCTCGCATGCTGGGGCTATTCGACACCCAAGTCGGCAAGCAGCTGTGGGGCGCCCTGATTGAGGAGCACGGGACCGAGGAGGCGATAGCGGTGGCGCGCGAAGGTTGGGCAAGGCCGGATGGTCTCTGGAGCAAGATCCGGCACTTCTTCGCTCGACTCTGGTCAAGGATTGGGGCCGAAGTGTCACCTGGCTACGCGATGACGGAGACCTTCACCGAGCGGTTCTGGGCCCAGAGGGCCGAGGGCCGGAGAGACGGGTTCCATTATTCGCTCGAAAAGCCCGCCCGCTTTGACGAGACGAGCCTGAAGAACGCGGCTGTAGACGAGTTGCGAGAAATGCGAGCAGTTGGAGAGATCTCATCGGCTGAGGCTGAAAGTTACAAGATCTGGCTCAGCGACGCCTTCGTGGCTATGGCCAGTGAAGGCTTGGCTGCCCCAGAGCGCCTTGTGGCCACGCTACAGAAGGTGGCTCGACCATTGGAGCCGAGAGAGCACGCTCTCCTCACCATGTACCACCGCCAACTCCACAACGATTACGAGAGGGCAACTGATTCCCTGTTCTTGGCTCGCGGCACGGGCAACTCCGCCGCAACCGCCGACGCGAACACGGCGGTAATCGGCCTGGAGGCCAAGATGGGCGCCCTCGAAGAGGTGGCCCGCAAAACTGGAACTGCGTCTGGGCGCTCTCTGGTCGCGCGGAAAATCTCCCTGAGGAGGGACTTTACGCTGGCCACACTCAACCGCAGAGCCAAAGCCGCCGCCGGCGGCCAGGAGATTAGCGCGGAAGAGCAGGCAAGGCGGGACGCCGAGATGGCCGAATACGCTCGCAAGATTGCAGCTCTTGAGGGGAGGCTGAAGCACTCAGAGGCTGACAAAGAGGCTTTGCAGAAGCGGGTCCAAGAACTCCTGAAGCAGACAGTAGTTGAAGAGCAGCGCAACAAAATTCGCAACCCAAGGGCAGGGCGAGTCGCGCTGAAGAAAAAACAGATTGACGCATTGGCTGCATTAAAGGCCGCATGGGAGGCCATGGGGCACAAGTTCACTGCCGCCAAAGGCGGCCAGGGGCTGAAGTTCTCTCTCCCCGGCGGAAAACAGAGCAGTAGCCAGGCCCCGCAAGAGACAAATCCAGAATTGCTGGCGGCTGCAAAACAAATGGCTGATGTCTACATCGAGCAGGGGGTCACCAGTTTCAGTGAGTTCTGGGCATCGGCTAGCGTCTACTTGGGGGCAGATTCGGAGCAGGCCATAGAAGCCTTCCGCGCGGTTTGGCTGGAGGCTATGCCAGAGTTGCCTGCTGCCCCTGAGATTGTTGGCGAGGATCTGACAAACCCGCGCTTACTGACTCGGGCCGCGCGGAGAATACAGACCCGCGAGGTGAAGCGTCGACTCGAATTGGGTGTGCCAGGGGCCGAAATCGCGGCGGACCGCGACGGCATCGTGGACATCGTCCAGAAGGCGTTGGAGGCGTGGCTCCCCACAAAGGAGATGGCTTGGGAGGCGTTGAGCGGTTACGGCCAATTCAAGGCCCCCTCGAAGGAGGAGGTTGACATCGTCGTCCAGAACATGAATGCAGAGCTGCTGAAGCGCACGCAGCTCGATGTGCTGGAGCGTGCCGGATTGAGGGCTGAGGAGTTGAGCGCCTCTGGGGCTACTGACGATGAGATACTAGATCAACTCAACAAGGAAGACCTGATGGTTAAGGCCACGGGGTTCCTCCGTCGAGACCCCACAGACGTGGCTCGGCAGCTGGCTAAGCAGATCGCCGAACTCAAAAAGGGTCTGCCTCAGTCCACTAAGTCCAAGGAGGGCCAGCTGCGCACAGCTCGTGACGCAGCAATGCGGTTCTTGCGTAACCGGATAGCCGACATCCGGCAAGAGATTGACCAGCAGCAGCGCACTGTCCAGCAAAAGCGCACCGTCGAGTGGGGCGATGATGTCAAGGCGCTGAGGGCTGAATTGGCAGCCCTCATGGTTGAACACCGGAAAATGTTCCCCAGACAGGGCATGACTGAGGCGCAAAAGGACACAGCGGTTGTGCGTGGCCTGGAGAAGGCTCTGTCCGAGCTGGAGGCTCGAAGGTCTCGCGGCGACGCAGAGCCGAGACCTCCGAGCCCAAAGCGAACCTCTGCGCAAATTGACGCCTTGAGGCTGCAGGTGCAGGAGGCTCGCGCAGTACTTGAGGCCATGAGAGACCCAGAGGTCCGAGCCATGAAGCTCTCCATGGCGAGCCTTGCGCGCAGGCTGAGGGCTTGGCAAAAGATCCTAGATGAAAAGGATTTTGCCGAGAAGCCAAGGCCAGAGCCCAGGGAGCTAACTAGCGATGAGCTTGATATGCGGCGCAAGTTGGACAATTTGAAGGGGGAGGTGTTCCAGCGGATCGCTGACTACCGCCTAGCTGCACTCGGACCGGCGGGGAAGGCTGGTCACTTCGCCATGGAAATTGCTCACGTATCTCGGACGATGATGACATCGATTGACGCTTCGGCCGTCTTGAGGCAGGGCGGGATCCTGGCAGTTGCGCATCCCAAACTGGCGAAAGAGGCGTTCGCTGAAATGACCAAGGCTATGCTGCCAGGTGCGCGCGGCGAAAGAAGCACCTACAACTCATTGCAGAGAATCCTTTCCGACAAGGAGTACGGGCAATTCTCGATCATGGCAGGGCTGTCAATCACGATCGATGGAGGGCCAATTGAAAGACAGGAAGAGGCGTTCATGGGGAGATGGGCGAAGAAAATCCCAGGCTTAGCCCTTTCCGGCAGGGGCTATACAACGTTTTTGAACAATCTCCGATTCTCTGTGTTCAAGTTGCTCTGCACGGAGATCGGACGGGGTGGCAGGCCAACTCTGGACGATGCCAGGCTGATTGCCGACTACGTGAATTCTGCTACCGGCAGAACCAGCCTGGCACAGTTCAACGCCATTGCGGCAAAAATGAACAGCGTGTTTTTTGCTCCACGCTACGTCCTCAGCCGGTTCGAATGGTTGGCTATGCCGTTGATCCTCCCATTCAAACGGGGGAGCCGGGAGGCCAAGATGGCGGTCGGGAAGGAGATCGCTCGATCCTATGTGAGCACAGCGCTGTTCATCGGCTCCCTACTGTTATTTAAGAGCCTCGTTGCAGATGATGATGACGATGAGCCCATCATCGAGACCAACCCGTTGTCTTCAGACTTCATGAAGCTGAAGATCGGCGAGACTAGGCAGGACATGACCTATGGCCTCGCCTCTTCGTTTGTGATTTTTTCGCGCATGCTGCCCTATGTCGGGGGAACCAAGAGCACCAAGACAGGCAAGGTCGCACACTTCGACGGCAACGGGCCAACGAGGCTGGGGCTCCTCTCTCGATTCGCCAGGTCCAAGTTAGCCCCGATTCCAGGCGCTTTGGCCACTATAGCTGATGACTGGACGAACCCGGTAGGCGAGAAGGAGACTCCTCTGTCACTCGGAGCCGGCCTATTCGCGCCTCTGGGCGTCAAAGAGGTTTGGGGAATAACAAAAAGCCAGCGTCTCCCTGCTGGGCTGCCCTTGGCAGTTTTTTCCCTCCTCGGGAGTGGTTCGTCTACCTACGGGCCAAGGACGGAGTTCTTGGCGTCCACTGCAGCCGGGAGGCAGGAAATCTTGGCCAGCGACACGAAGACGATCCTAATGAGCGATCCACCGCTAGCCTATGACGACCTCCTGACTCCCACCCAGTTCAGTGAAGTGGAGGCCGCGCGCCTGTACAACACTGGGGCATTGGTCTACGCTGCGGTAAAGCTGGGGGTCGAGACAGACGCAAAGACGCGGGCTAAAGACGCCGTCAGAGACCTGAGCCCCGACGAGCGCTGGAGAGCTTTTGTCGCATATTGGCGCAAGGGCGGTAAAAAATACATTTCGCCTGCCCTTGAGGCGAAGGTCCGCGCAGCCATTCCAGCAGAAAAAAACAGCCAATAGCTTGCAATTGTGCTCACGCCATCTTAAGCTCCTATCCGGTGTGGAGGCTGGAGAGGGACGTGTCCGAGATTCCATCGTGCGAGTTAATGACTGACGATGAACTTTGCAGGCTGCTGCGGATCAGCCGCAGCAGCCTGACTCGATACATGAGGCAGGGGCCGCCCTTGCTTCTGAAGAGCAAGCAGAATGACATCCGTGGGATCCGACACATCCAGGTGGGTGGGGAGAGGCGGTGGGTGAGGGCTTCAGTCATCGCCTACATCCACGGGTGCAAGAAAGAATAAGGGGGGGGGGAAGTGGCCCTGTCATTAAGCAGCATCAGCTGCAAGGCACAGCTAAAGGCTCCCAGGATGCTGGTTTTGGGGGTCGAAAAGATCGGCAAAACTTGCTTCGCCGCAGGTTGCACCTTCGAGGGCGGACAACTCGTGGCGCAAGGAGTGAACTCGCCCGTGATACTGCCCATGAAGGGAGAGGAGGGGATTGACGACTTGGAGGTCAGCGCCTTCCCGACTCTGACAACCTATGAAGATGTCCTGGACGCCCTTGGCGTCCTGTACACCGAGCATCACGAGTACAAGACCGTGGTGCTTGACAGCGCGTCGGCCTTCGAGCCACTGGTCTGGGATCACCTATGCAAGACCAATAGCGTCGATTCTATCGACAAGGTCATGGGTGGATATGGGAAAGGTTACGGCGAAAGCGCCAACCTATTCCGCAGGCTGACTGACGCACTTGACGCCCTTCGGCAGGAGCGCAACATGGCCAGCGTCATCGTCGGGCACGTAAAGGTGCGGCGCTTCGACGACCCGGGCGGCGACAGCTATGACCAATACCAGTTTGATATACACGAGAAGAGCGCTAACCTCCTCATGCGCTGGGCCGATTTGATACTATTTTGCAACAACAAGGTCGCGGTCAAGCGCGAGGATGTGGGGTTCAGGAAAGAGAAAAAACGCGGTATCGATGTTGGAGGCGGGAATCGCTTCCTTTACACAAAGAAGTCTCCCGCTCATCCCGGCGGTGGGCGTGGGGTGTACGGGCGGCTACCCCATGAAATGCCGCTCAGTTGGGGCGCGTTCGAAACTGCCGTTTCGAACGCCATAGCTGGAGGGAAGAGCGTTGGGTGACATCGCTGATGTCTATGGGGGGACCCCCGTGGACACCAACCGTGGAGACGCGGCGACAGGTTTTGAGCCGATACCGGCCGGCTGGTGGCCGACCTGTATCGACAGGGCCGAAATTCAGAAAACGAAGTCTGGGAACGGGATGGTTCTCCTCCTGGAGCTGACTATCGTGGGAGACCACCACTGCGGCCGAAAGATTTGGCCCAGGATAAACATCCAGAACCCCAACACGCAGGCCATGGATATCGGCATGCGCGAATTGGCTGCCCTGGGGCAGGCTTGCGGCCATGAGATGTTAAGTGATACCTCAGAGCTGACCGGCAAAACAATAGAAAGTCGCCTGGTCGTGAGGCCGGCCAGGGATGGGTATCCTGCCGAGAATTCCGTCCGGAGTTATCGCCCGGTTGGGGCGGGGACCGCCGCCACGCACAAGGCCGTTACCCAGCAGCGACATGAGGCAGCGCCAGTCTCAGCCCAGAAGGCCGCAAAGCGGCCATGGGAGAAATAATGTTGGACTCAGAGGGTGTGAAGGCCCTTGATTTCTTGTTCGCAAAGCTCCAGGAAGCAAAGCAGCTGGAGAATGCGTGCAAGGATGACCGCATTGCAATCGAGGAGGATATCGTGGCACTGGTGGCAGATGCACCGGACGTTGGCAGCTGCACGCTCAAGTGCAGCCTGGGCAGGGTGGCCATAAAGTTTGGGCTGTCCTACAAGGCCGACGTGGCGGCGATCCGCGAGATTGATCTGGAGGGGCGATTGCCGCTGAAATTGACGCCGGCGAAATACGAGTTCGATGCTTCGGCGTATGAGGCCCTGCGGAAAAGCGACCCTATGGCCTTTGCCACGGTCGCGAAGCACGTCACAATCAAGTCCGCGAAGCCTGGTGTCACACTCAAGCTCTAGTCAAAAAACAACCCCCATGCGGGCCGCATGGGGGTTTGACTATGTAAACCAGAGAGGAGATGGGGACGTGGGGGACCTGGAAGAGATTCTGGCAAAAGAGTCAGAGGTGGTCAAGCGTATTTACGCTTGGCACGAGTCGAAGAGGCACGGCTCTAGCCGTGGGTATCTGGGTGGGAGCCTCATCGGGCATGACTGCGAGCGCTACCTCTGGTTCAGTTTCCGTGGGGCCGCGAATCCCGTGTTCGACGGCCGGATGCTTAGGCTGTTCCAGACGGGCGACTTGGAAGAGTCCCGTTTCGTGGCGGAGCTGCGTGGCATCGGCCTCACCGTCTTAGAGGCTGATGAAACTGGCCAGCAGTTCCGGGTGGAGGCCCTTGGCGGACACTTCGCTGGGCACATGGACGGCGTTGCCGTTGGTGTCCCCACGGCCGAAAAGACCTGGCATCTGCTGGAATTCAAGACCCATAACTCCAAGAATTTCGCCAAGCTTTTTAATGGGGGGGTGGAGAAGAACTTCAAAAAGCATCACGACCAGATGCAGAGCTACATGGGGCTGGGTGGGCTCAAAAGGGGCCTGTATCTAGCCAAGAACAAGGACACCGATGCCCTTTTCGCCGAACGAGTACGCTTTGACCGAGCGAAATTCGATGTCATCATGGCGAAGGCGGAGCGGGTAATCACATCGGCCAGCGCCCCAGAACGCATTGCCAGCCGGCCAGACGATTGGAGATGCAAGTTCTGCGACGCGCACGCCCTCTGCTGGAATACAGGGGCCGCGGAAGTAGCGGTGCCGATTCCGCGAAAAACGTGCAAAACGTGCTGCCACAGCAGCCCCGATGTCGGCAAAGAAGGCGCCAAGTGGGTCTGCCAGCAGTTCTGGACGGAGCTGGACAGCCCCGATGTGGGGGAGGATTGCCCCGAGCATTTGCTCCTGCCAGACTTTATCGCCTTCGCGGTTGCGGCTGATGCCAACGAGCACGACGGGTGGATAGAGTATGCAAACCAGGATGGCTCCGTTTGGCGCCAGGGTCGCCACCGTGGTCAATGGACCACGGAGGACCTGATGTCTGGGCGTGGACCGCTCGACGGTCCAAAAATGCTGGCAGAACCAGATGGAGATCGCGACCTACTAAAGATGTGGGGCTGGCCAGCCTACGACCTGCTCTGGAGCGGTGAGGCTGAAGCCCTGAAAGCCGGCTTGGCAGGCATAGGCTGGCCAGCGCCTACGCTCGCAGCCTTAGAGCCTGTCCGGGGCTTCCTCGCCACGTGGGTGAACGCCGTGGAGTACACGCTTGGTGGATCAAGTTATTTGATCGCCAGTTACACGGAAGAGGGCGAGTCCGCGATCTGGCGCAATCCAGAGACGTACATCGAAGAAACCGACATCCCGTACTAGAGGCGAAGGTGGCAAATCTGTTCCAGCTTGGGGCCTGTCCAGGCCCAGATGCGCTGACAGTGAGGCCTCGCCCCTACCAACAGGAGGCGCTAGAGGCGCTAGACTCCCATCTACGCTTGAAGGAAACAAACCCATGCGTAGTCCTGCCAACGGGGTCGGGCAAGTCGCTGCAGATGGCGTGGACGCTATTGCGATTCAAGGCGGATTACCCTCCCTTCCGGGCCGGCATCCTAGCTCACAGGAAGGAGCTGGTCGCCCAGAACGCAGAAGAGTTGCACAAGCTCTGGCCCACGGGGAACATCGGCGTTTATTCGGCGGGGCTTGGGAGGAGAGACGTGGATAACTCGATTATCTACGCCTCGATAGATTCGGTGTACAACAGATGGGGCCATTTCCCACCCTTCGATTTATTGCTCATCGACGAGGCTCACAGGATTCCAGCGCGGGGGGAAGGCAAGTACAGGCAGTTCATCGCAGGATGCAAAAGCCAAAACCCTCAACTCCGTGTAGCAGGGTTCACCGCCACCCCAACCCGGCTTGGCATGGGGCCAATCTGCCACAGGGACCATATACTGCAGGAGATCTGCTACGAGGCCCATGTAGACGTGCTGATCCGTGATGGATACCTTTGTCCGCTGCGGTCAAGGATTGGGGCATCCCCTGACCTTGCTGCAGTCAAGCGCAGCGGGGCTGGAGACTATCAGCAAAAATCTCTGGCAGCGACCGTCGATGCGCCAGACGTGGTGAAGGAAGCTGTGTCAGAGATAGCTTCTGTCATCAATGTCGATGGTAGGCGAAGCGTCATCCTATTCTGCATCGATGTGAAGCATTGTAAGGCAGTCTCTGCGGAGCTTGGCAAATGGGGCATAGTGGCCCCGATTGTGACGGGTGCGACCCCTGGCGGAGAGAGAGACAGGGTTCTGAACGGCTTCATCGCAGGCCACTACCGAGCCGTCGTGAACTGCAACGTGCTCACCGAGGGATTCAATGCCCGGCAAGTGGACTGCGTTGTGCTGTTGCGCCCAACGCTATCGAGCAGCCTGTACGCCCAAATGGTGGGACGTGGCCTTAGGACGCACCCTGGCAAGAGCGACTGCTTGGTCCTGGATTATGCGCGCTGCATCGAGACCCACGGCCCCATTGATTGCCTGGACCCGGGTGAGGCCAAAATCATCGTTTGTGGCTCTGTATTAGGTGCGCCCGATGGGTCCCCACAGGGCTGCGGCGACGCCTTCTCGCGCGCTTTGCGCACATGCCCTCACTGCGGTTGGGACATACCGCCACAAGAGGTAGTAAGGGAGGCTGAGGTAGAGCGTGTGCGCCAGATGCACGAGAGGAGGGCAGCCCAGGCCGCGATCCTCGGTAGGGAGCCAGAGACCTTGGAAGTCAGCGCGGTAACCGTCCATCACCACAAGGCGCCGAATGGGGATGACTCCATGAGAGTGCAATACCGGTGTGGACTGCGCACGTTCAGGGAGTGGGTGTGCCTTGGCCGCGATGGCTATGCGGGCAAAAGGGCTCATGACTGGTGGGCTAGACGTTTTGGACGTGCAGAAGCCGTAAGCATGACCGTCGAGAAGGCCGTGGAGGATTTGTTCACGGCCTCAAGGATCAAGGCCGTGACTCAATCAATAACGGTCGTCAGGTCCGGCAAGTATTACGAGATACTGAGTCACTCGCTCCAGGAGGAGCATATTGGTGGACGCTGAATCGATGGGCAACCACGCCCTGCGCTACGCAAAGCGTGGCTGGCCAGTGTTCCCGCTGCAGCCGAGGGGGAAAAAACCCCTGACACCACATGGGGTGTTGGAGGCGACCACAAACGCCACGCTGATAGAGCGATGGTGGGACCGCTGGCCAACTGCCAATGTTGGGATCGCCACTGGGGAGAAGGCAGGATTTTGGGTGTTGGACATAGATGGCCCCGAGGGCTCGGTCTCATTGACCGAGCTGGAGTGCGAGTTCGGCTGTCTGCCCGAAACCCTAGAACAGCAGACCGGCGGCGGCGGCAGGCACCTGTTTTTTGCGTGGCCGCCAGGCAGCAGAGAAATCCGGAATCGCCAAGCGATCCGAAAGGGCATCGATGTCCGAGGCAATGGCGGCTATATCGTTGCCCCGCCCTCGATCCATGCTAACGGCAGAGAATACCAATGGTCGTGTAGCGACAGGGGGAAGGTCTCTCCAGGTCCACAGGAATGGACCGATTTGGTCGCTCCGGTGAAGAGGCCTATTGCGCCTTGGGAGGCTGCAAGCGAGGCCCCTACGCATGCGCCTATGCCCATGAGGAACATTGAGACGCCCGTTATCCACAGGGCTCAGCAGTATCTGGCGGAATGCGACCCAGCCGTGCAAGGGAATGGCGGACATAGCGCACTGCTGTGGGCGGCCCGAAGTCTCGTGGTCGGGTTTGATTTGCCTGATAGCGTGGCGCTCGACCTGCTGTGGAGCGAATTCAATCCGCGGTGTGTCCCGTCGTGGGACGCAAGTAACGCCGCAGACCTTCGTGATTTCGAGAGGAAGGTCTCAGAGGCGCGGCGCACGCCTGGGGCTAAGCCAAGTGGTTGGCTCCTCGATGAACTCGGCCTGAGGGACGGCAAAAAAGCCCTGGAGCAGATCGCTCGTGGGCAGCTTTCGGCGGCGTCCCTGCTGGCAGAGCACGCCAAGAAATGCGTCGAGAGCCCCAGCCAAATCCTCCTGAGACGCGATGACAGCGAAAAAATGGAGGCGCCAGGACCAGGTGACCGGGAGCCGTTCCGGCTAGATCTCCTGCCAGGACCGTTGGCCGACTATGCGCGCCAGGTGGCCTTCAGCCACGGGGTAGACGAGAGCTTCGTTGGCTTGCCCATGCTGGCTGTGGCTGGTGCGGCTATGGGCAACGCCTGGCGCCTACGATGTGTCAAGAGGACGTTCATCGTCCCGCCGATCCTGTGGGTGGCTTTGGTGAGCTACAGTGGCAGCAACAAGTCTGGGCCATTGCTGGAAGTCGTGAAACCGCTGAAAACCGCCATCCCGCCGCATGAAATAAGCAACCCAATGCTAAGCCCTCAAGGCCGGGCCTACGTCCAGGACGCCACAATTGAGGCGGTCATCCAAAGGCTAAGGGCGAGCCATAGGGGGCTGCTCTGCTACAGGGACGAATTGGCCGGATGGGTAGGAGGATTCAACGCCTACAAACAATCGGGGCCTGACGAGCAGGCCTGGATCGAGTTCTGGGGCGGTAACGGATATACCCTCGACAGGAAAACAAATGACGAGCAGATCCACATCCCGGCCGCCTCGGTAGCGGTGCTGGGCGGGATCCAGCCTGCGATAATGGCGAAGATATTCAGTCCAGAGAAATTCGCCAGCGGACTTGTCCCGCGCATGTTGATTAGCGCACCGCCAGAGCGGTGCAGCTGGTGGAACGACGCTGACATTGAGTTAGACCGCGAGGAGGATTGGTCCTCAGCCATAAAATGGCTGAGGACCAGAGATTTCCTGGGGATGGACACCCAGAGCGGCCATGTCCGCTTTATACCCCGGATCCTGGAGCTAACCGAGGAAGCTAAGGTTAGCTACGCGGCGTTTTTCAACGCTATCGAGTTGCAGCGGTTCACGGCCACAGAGCCAAACTGCAAGAGCTTGATCAGCAAGATTCGGGGCCAGGCCGCTCGAATGGCTCTGATACACCACGGGCTAACACTGGCCGCAGAGAAGAGCGAGAACCTAGAGGCCCCTGTAGGCCTGGCGAGTATGGAGGCTGGTATCGCCTGGGGGTACTGGTGTCTCGCAGAGCAGCTCAGGGTCTACGGATTCGGGGCCATGAAATATCAGGAGGACGAGACCAAGTATCTGGGCGACTTGATAAGAAACAAGAGCGAGAACCTGGAGGCGTCTGCGAGGCAAATGATGCGTTGGCATGCTGGCCGGTGGCCACGGGCTGCAGACGCACAGGCGACCATGGAGATGCTCGTCTCCAGGGGTGCCGCCAAGTGGAAGGATGCCAAGCAACGGAAGATTGTTTTGCTGGAGGGCAGAGGATGACCGAGTACGAAGCGGGATTTTGCACTTTGGAGTCTCTGGCCGACAGACTGCTGCCATTCTATGCGCTCTCGCTGGGCGTTGACTGCCAGCTCGCAGCCGACAGGCTGCGAGCTAGGATCTTGGCGAAACTCCCAGAGTGGCTGGCCAGTGGGAAGGTGCAGTACAGGGAGGAGCCGCATTGAGTGAAACGGTGTTGATTATTTTGCCCTTGCCCCCCCCATGCCTCAGCAGCAATCACCAATCTGGCAGTGCGGGCGGGCGAATGAAGCGTGCCCGGGTCGCTCGTCACTACCGCGCGCTGGCCAGGGATGCAGTTGTCGCAGCGGGGGTGGAATCGGCTCCCTGGCATAGGGCCACGATCTCTGCGCGGTTCCTGCACAAAACCCGCCGCCGCCGAGACGATGTCAACCATCTCGGCATGCTGAAGCCGGCCTACGACGGGCTCGTGGACGGCGGCCTGTTGGTAGATGATGACTCTGAGCACCTATCGACGCTGTGCTGCGAGTTCGGGTTGGACAAGCTCCACCCGAGGGTGGAGCTGTGGCTGGAGAGGCTAGAGTGAAGCCCCCCAGGGGCTCAACACTTGCGCGCCACGAAAAGGCCGCCATGCTCGCGGCCCTTGAGCACGCCATCGCATTCGGCGCGCAGGCCCGCGCTAGATACGGCCGAGAGTTTTCGTCGAAGGGCCGCGCGGAGAGGCTAGAGCTGCGCGCAAAGGCCTGGCAGGAGGGGCGCGATGCCTACGACCCTGAGGCCAACTGGCTGGAGAAAATCCAGCGCAACCCCTATTTTTTCGATTTGGCAGAGGAGTGGAGCCGGGGGTGGGACTCGTCCAAGCCGCTATGAGTCAACCCCTTGCGATGATCTTCCGCACAGTTCGGACGCTCCAGTTGTTCCCGCGAGCCGAACCTGGCATCTCTGCATCCATCGCCTTGGCGATGGCGTACTCGCCCATCCCCTCGCCAGCCAGCTGCATGATCCTCTCGACGGCGCGCCTTTCTCGTGCGCATGGGATCAGACGCGAAGAGTCGTCTGGGTCGACGCTGGATCCATAGGGGGCATAGCGGCCGATGCGCATCCCGGCCTTCTGTAGAGCCAGCATCGCTCCCTTGGTCCGGGATGCGATCTGTTTTCTCTCTAGTTCGGCGACGGCATCTAATATCTGCCGCACGAACACCACTGTGGGGTCGTTGGCGTCGCCGGCGACATCTCCGTCCACAGCTACGATCTGGGCCCCCGCAGCCGCAACGCGGCGGCGGGTCAGTTCTGCCAGCAACACGTCGCGCGCAATGCGATCCCTACGCGCAACGAGAAGGACATCTCCCCTCCCCAGGCTGGCTAGCGCAGCCTCAAGGCCGGGCCTGTCAATTACGCCCCCCGAAATCCCCTCATCCCTGTAACAACATTCCACATCCCACCCTTTGCCGCGAGCATACTCGCGGCAAATGGTCTCCTGCGTTTCACAGGATTGACTATCCTCTGCGTTGCGCCGAGGGCTAAATCTGGTGTAGATCACGCAGGCTGTCATGGCGCAGCCCCCTGACAGCCCGCGTGCGCCCGCTGGAAGGCCCTCCCAGCCTCGGCGGCGGCCATCAGGGGGATCGCCCCCGACAGCTGCATCGCCGCATCGCAGCGGGTGCATCTGATCCCGATGGCCCCTGCCCTCTCCTCGAACACACAGCCTCCCCCCACGGGGGAGATCTCGATCTCGGCGTCCTGGCAGCCCAGGGCGCCAATCGCGTCCTGGAGTTCCCCTTCGACTTCCTCTGCCCTCCCCTCGGTGGAGCAGATCACCCTGAGCACTACCTCGTACATTGGGCACCTCCTAGTTGAGATCTCGCGCCTTGAAGGCTTCGAGCCGCGCGATCTCAGTGTTGAGTTTTCTGCGCAAGCGTACTAGCTCGCGCGGCGTGAACAGGTGCGCCGCCTCCTCGATCTCCTGCAGGAGGCGGCGGGGATCCTCGCGCATCTGGCTCAACTGCTCTCCTCCTGGCCGATTTGTTCCGCGGCCTCCAGTACGGGGGCGCAGTAGCTGTATCCGCCGCCGCCGCCGAAGCCGAAGCCGAAGC